TCATACGCCGAAGCCGTGCAGCGGAACCAGGTGCTAGTGCCACTGATGGACAGGCATAACTTCGGCACGGCTGGCGATGCGATCCAGTGGATGGCGCAACAGCAGGCCCAGCCATGAAGCTCAAGTACTCGGCCAAGAGCCACGGCTACTGGCTCGACGGCAAGCGGTGCAAGTCACCGTCGGCCGTCGCCAAGGTGCCCGACGACAGCAGCGCCCTCGACTTCTGGCGGCGCCGCCAGACCGCCATCGGCCTCGCACTGCAGCCACACCTGCTCACCGCCGTCGCTGCCAACGCCGGCGACAAGAAGGCGCTCGACCAGCTGTGCGAAGAAGCGATGGCAGCCGCCGGTGCGAACTCGGGGCGCGACTGGGGCACCTCGGTCCACAAGCTGACCGACGCCATCGATGGCGGCGACTTTGTGCTTGAGACGCCCGAGGTCGTCGAGATCCGGCGACGCTGGACCGAGCTGCTCGCGTCGCACGACCTTGAGGTCGTCGCCAGCGAGCAGGTGATCGTGCACCCGGAGCTGATGGTCGCCGGGCGGTTTGACCGGGTGGTGCGGCACCGGGCCAGCGGCGACCTGATGATCCTCGACACGAAGACCGGCGCCAGTGCGCACCAGTTCCTCCAGGCCCACGCCGTCCAGCTGCACCTGTACGCCAGCGCGCCGCTGCGTGCCGACGGCCCGACCGGTGACGTCGACTTCGAGGTGCACGACTTCGTGCCGATGTGGCCGGTCCGCACCGACGTCGCCCTGGTCGCCCACCTGCCCGCCGACGGCACCGACGCCATCATCGGCGTCGACATCGCTGCCGGTGGCCGCTGCTTCCGTGACGTGATCCAGCCGACCTGGCAGTGGCGTGGCCGCACCGACCTGCGCGTTGACGGCTGGCAGCGAAATGTAGCCCTGCCGGGCAGCGAACTGTCGCCCCGCACCGCCAACCTGATCGAACGGTTGCGGGCCATCGCGGCGGCGAGCCCGGCCGAAGCAGCAGCGATCCGTGCCAGCTGGCCTGGCGGTGTCGCACCGCTGTCGAAGGGTGGCCACAGCGACGATGACCTCGACCGGGTCGAATGGCTGGTCGACGACTCCGAGTCACGGCTGTCGTTGCCGTTCAACGGTCTGCCACCCGAACCGGTCGCACGGCCATCGGTCACCCCCCGACCGGCGGCTGTCGTCATCGACCCCGACGAAGGCCCCGACGCCACCGACGAACAGGTGGCGAAGCTGCGGGCCGTCTACGACGAGCTCGACGACGCTGCACGCGCCTGGATCGGGCAGCTGGTCACCGAAGGCACCCAAGCCGGTGCCACGTTCCATCTGCGCACCAACCGGTCGATGCGGGCACTGCGGATCGTCCGTGGCCTCGTCAGCCTCGCCCGTGCCGGTGCCGACGATGCCGAAGCGGTGCGCTCGATGGTCGCCAAAGCCCTCGACGACGACATCGCGCTGCAGCCATCGATCCCGCTCGGGGCAGCGTTGGCGATGCTCGACGCGATCCAGGCGGCGATGTTCGCCGGCATGGCTGCGGCGCTGGCCAACGGCCGTCTGCAGCTCACCTTCGACGACGACGGCGTCATGCGTGTCGTCGACACCCCGCTCAGCCTCGACGAGATCGCCGGCCGGTTCGGCGACGCCGCCGCCTGAGCGCAGACAACCCACACACACAGACACAGGAGACACACATGTCCGACCCGTTCAGCAACAGCCACGACCCGTTCGCCGAATCCGGTGGCGGCAGCGGCGCCCCGGTGTTCACGTTCGCCGAGGTCGGCGACACGATCACCGGTGTCGTCGCCGCCATCGACCAGCGCAACGACACCCTGCCCGACGGCACCATCAAGACGTGGCCGGACGGCAAGCCGATGGCCGTGTTCATCTTCACCCTCGACACCGACAACGGTCCGCAGCGGATCTTCGTCAGGGGCAACATGGTGACCGCCATCCGTGAGGCCGCAGGCGGCCGCTCGACCATCGGCCGGAAGCTCACCGTCAAGCACCACGGGCTCGGGGAGAAGAAGCCCGGCAAGTTCCCGGCCAAGCTCTACAAGGCCAAGGTCGAGGACGCCCCGGCCCCGGCGCCCGCACCGGCCGCTGCTGCTGGCGGTGATGACTGGTGACCCCGGTCGAACACCTCGGCCGAGCCCTGCAGGCGATCGAAGCCGAACTGTGCGACCTCGAGCACCGGGCCGACTGGGTCCGGTCAGCGATCGAGGCGTTCGGCATCGACGCCGACGGGCTGCTGCTCGACCTCGCCAAAGAGGACGCCGGGATCATCGAGGTCGGCGACGACGAGGACGGTAGCGACGAGCTGGCGCCGGCCGCAGTGCTCACGCTCTCACAGTTGCGAGCCCAGGGGCCCACCAACCCGACCACCCTGTATCGCGACGGCAAGCGGTGGAACTGGCCGAACATCGCGGCCCTGATCGGGCGCATCGACGCCGGTGGTGAACGCCGGGTCGCCGGCCTCGTCAACGAGCTCGACGTCAGCGACGCCACCGCACAGTGGATGGTGAAACGGTGCCGGGAACTGTCGCTGATCGACGTCGAGCGGCCCGCTTTCACCGAGCAGAACGCCCGGGACCGGGCAGCGGCGGCGATCTGATGGCCGCCAAGATCGCCCAGGTCGACCACATCATGGTCATCGGCGCCCACGTCGTCATCGACGGGCCGCTGTTCGTCGCTTGCTCCGACCGGCACACGGCCGAACAGGTCGCAGCACTGCTTGACGCCAACGGCTGGGTGAAGGTGCCCGACACCGTCGAGGAGCTGCTGCGATGAGCGCCCCCGCCGACTGGGACGGGCTCAGCTACTGCGTCGAGTTCGACTGCCGACGCCCGGCGACGCATCGGCGGCTACTGACGTTCAGCGCCGACGCTGTCCCGGTCGTCGAACTCGTCTGCTGCGAACACGCACAGAGGACCGAGCTATGACCGTCATCGGCATCGACCCCGGTGTCGGCGGCGCTGTCGCCGTCGTCAACCCGGACGGCGAAGTGATCTGCTTCGACATGCCGGTCGTCGAGGTGCGCGGCAAGCGCCGCATCTCGGCCACCGGGCTCGTCGACCTGCTCGTCCGCATCGGCCCGGCCCGGATGGTCGTGCTCGAAGACGTCCAGGGCGTGCAAGGCTCCGGCGCCACGTCAGCGTTCGCGTTCGGCCGTGGCTGCGGTGTCATCGAAGGCGCCCTTGCCGGCCTGGCCCGCCCGACCACAATGGTCCGGCCGCAACAGTGGACCAAGGACCTCGGTGTCGGCGCCGACAAGGGCGCACATCGGGAAGCGGCGATGCGGCTGTACCCGGGCGACGCCGAACAGTTCATGCGGGTCAAGGACGACGGCCGGGCCGACGCTGCACTGCTCGCCCACTGGTGGCTGAGGGGGCAGCGGTGAAAGACAACGGCATCCCGGCCACCGGCATCACCAAGGACGAGCACGACGCCGTCGTCCGGCGACGCCGGCGCAACTACACCGACGGGCCGATGGCCCGCAAGAACGTGTCCGACGAACCGGCGGTCGCCGAGCTGTCGGTCGTCGACATCGTGATGGACAAGATCGAAAGGGGAGAGTGGTGAGCGACGACATCGTGTTCGACGGCAGTTGTTCAACCTGCGCCCACAAGTACATCCACCCGCGTGGTCTTGGCATCAAGTGCCATATCTCGCTGCCGCCGTGGGTTGGAGAAGCCAGAGGGCGTTGGGTGCAGTGGGATGACACATGCATCTTCTACAAGCGCGAGGAGGCCCGCCGTGGCTAAGGGTGGAGCGTTCGGCGGCCCCGAACAGGTCAAGGCGTGCGGCGAATGCGACGGCCCACCCGACAAGCGGTTCCGCAAGCGTTGGGGAGCGTGGCGCAAGTTGCGTCGCGCCCCATTACCGACCGACTGGACAGACGAGGAATGGAACGCCATGCATGAGGGATGCCCACCCGAGTTCCTGCGAGGGGAGGCCCGCCGTGGCTGACAGCATTCGCATCGTTCGTAACCGGTCGATCCGCAATGTTGACGACGCTCGTTTGCAGGACTCACTTCAACAGATTCATTCCATGGTGCACACACCTGAAGGTCTTCATGCCTGGGACGCGCCACGTCGCCACCTCTACAACTACGGCATCAAGGCCTTGGCGATTCGCGACGAGTTGCTGCGACGCAACGTGGAGCCAACCGTTGAAGGTTGCCTCTGGTGCAGTCAGGAGGCTCGCCGTGGCTGACGACATCGTGACCCGACTAGACGCGTTTGCCAACGAGCATTACGACGGCGAGTGCGTGTACAACGGCGAGTGCCCCGAGCACCACGCCTACGCCGACCTCGTATGGGAAGCGTCTGCCACCATCGGTTCGCTACGGCACCAGTTGCAGGGTGTGTGGGCAATCGCCAATCTGCTCGCAACACGACTTGAGAATGTCTCGTCAGGTAATGCCGCGGTGCTCCACCAGTTCGATCGCGAGGTTGAGAAGGCTCGCCTGTTGGCCGAATCAGATGCCCGCCAGGCGGCCCGCCGTGGCTGACGCTCGCACCGACCGGCAACAGCTGCTCGACGACGCCGCCGAACTGATCCACGGCGACCGGAACAAGACGTACGACACGCCGACCAAGAACTTTGAGCGCATCGCTGCGCTGTGGTCGGCGTACCTCGACCACGAGGTCACCGTTGCCGACGTGGCGGTGCTCAACGTGCTGCAGAAGATCGCCAGGCTGCACCACAGCCCAACCCACTACGACTCCTGGGTCGACGTCGCCGGCTACGCCGCCTGCGGCTGGGAAGCGGCCAGCGATGAGTGACCTGCACACCAACGGGACTGCGAACCGTGCACCAGCGGGAGCGCAGGACGACATCGTCGAGCGGCTGCGACGCTGCCCAGAACAGTTCCCGCCGTACTCGGTTCGTACTGACGCTGCCGCCGAGATCGAACGGCTGCGTCGCCGTGTCGAGCGTTTCAACATTGCCCTGGCCGACCTCGAGCACCTGAGCACGGAGCGTGCCGTGCTGCACCGCATCAAGGAGGCTCGCCGTGGGTGACGACATCGTGGAACGACTGCGGTACGAAGCGTGGCGGAACCCGTCCGAAGGCGAAACCGCTGACGCCCACTACCTCGCTGCCGATGCACTGGCCGAGATCGAACGGCTGCGTGCCGCTGGCGATGAGTTGGTTGCGTCACTCACTCCAGTGTCGTTTGCTGGCCCGCATGAAGACATGAACCGATTGGAAAGGGCTTACTTGGCATGGGAGGAGGCCCGCCGTGGCTGACGACATCGTGGTGCGGCTGCGTGCCGCAGCCACCTCCGGCGACATGCCGCTCGGCCAGGCGTTCGATGCCGCTGCTGTCGCCGACGAGATCGAACGGCTGCGTGCCGTAGAGCGACGCTCCCACGACCTGTGGTGGCTCGCTTACCACCACGGTCCCGTCACGTTGACGGTTCGAGGTAGTCATGAGATGCACCGAACCGTGACCGTCGACGGCATTTCGTACAACGTCGACGATCCTGCCGACGTTGCCTTTCTGGCGGCCCGTCATGGCCGCTGACTGGCGCACCCGTGCCGCCTGCCGAGGCATGGACACCGACATGTTCTTCCCGGAACGAGGCGACGGTGCCGCCGTCGACGCCGCCAAAGCCGTCTGCGGCACCTGCCCGGTCGCCGCCGACTGCCTCGACGAAGCGATCAACCTGCCCGACGGGTGGGGCGAGATCGGCATCTGGGGCGGCACCAGCGGACGGCAACGACGGATCCTGGTCCGCACCAACCCGGAGCTGCGCCAGGAACGCCAGGTCGTGATCGACCACGGCACCGAGGCCGGCCATGCAGCGCATCGGCGTCGAGGCGAACAGCCATGCGACCGTTGCCGATGGGCACACAACGAAGCACACGCCGCCTACCGGCGAGCCCGCCGGGGCGACGCCGCATGAACTTCACCGACCTCCGCAACCAGCTCGCCTGCACCAACCGAGCGAACGAGATGTGTGTCGACTCGTACCGGCCGCAACACCAACAGCTACGCCAGACCCGCAAAGCGATCGCCATCTGCACCACCTGCCCGCTGCTCGACCGTTGCCGCACCTGGGTGCTCACCAAAGACGACGACCCATGCCCGCAAATGGTTGTCGGCGGCATGAGCCCCGCCGAACGACGCCGCCGCAGATGGGGCAACGAGATGTGCGGCACCGACGCCGGCTACCAGCGGCACCAGCGTGCAGGCGAGACAGCGTGCCAGCCGTGCATCGACGCCCACGGCATCAAGACCAGGGAATGGGCAGCCGCGTACCGGGCCCGACAGCGACAAGGAGGGGCGGCATGAACCAGATCAAAGCCATCGAAACTAGATACAAGGGCTGCAACTTCAGGTCGCGCCTCGAAGCGCGCTGGGCGGTGTTCTTCGACACGCTCGGCATTGAGTGGCAGTACGAGCCGCAAGGGTTCGAGCTCGTGCCATACGTTGGCGACCCCGATAACCCGTGGGACAGCAGTGAGCCTTCCCACCTTGGGTACTACTTGCCAGACTTCCTCTTGCCAACGGTTGGCAGCAATGGCACGTGGTTCGAAGTCAAGGGTCGCGGGCCGGATTATGACGGAGGCAACAAGGCCCAGCGACTGAGCGCGTTGACGAAGCAGCGAGTGTTTGTTGCCTGGGGAGATATGCCCGCAATGGTTGACGATTACGGGTACATGCCTGGCCAAGGCTCGGCCGGATTCACCCGTGACATCGAACTGAACGGTGGCGAGGACTACAACTACGCATGGTGCATTTGCCCGGCATGTGGGCGACCTGGCATTGCGTATGAGGGTCGAGGCGATCGCGTGTGCGGCATTGAGGCCGTTGACAGGAGCCCTGAGGGCATTGCTGAGACGTTCCGGCGGCGATGCACTGGACAGCTGACCCACTACGTCGACCGTGGCCATAATGCCAACAACACTCGGTTGCTTGCCGCATACGCAGCTGCACGCAGCGCCAGGTTTGAGCATGGGCAGAGTGGCGCCACGTGAACCTGCTCGACCACGCACTGCGCTACGCCCGCAACGGGTTCGAGGTGTTCCCGGTCTCACCGACCGACAAAGCACCGCTGACCGTCAACGGCATGAAGGACGCCACCACCGACCCAGCCACAATCACCGCCTGGTGGACATCGACGCCAGGCGCGCTGATCGGCTGCCGGATCCCGACCGACATGGTCGTGCTTGACATCGACCCCCGGTACGGCGGGCTCGACACCTGGGAACTGCTTGAGAAGAGCTACGGCAACGTCCCCACCGGACGACGCCATCGCAGCGGCCGAGGCGACGGCGGGTTCCACCAATGGCTGAAACGGGACCAGGCGAAACTGTCAGCCCGAGGCCTGCACGAATGGGCACGGCGCAACAACGTCGGCGCCCCCGCCGGAAAACGGTCATGGACCTCCGGCATCGACATCTTGCACCACGACCACCGCTACACGATCCTCCCACCCTCGCCGCACCCCGAGACCGGCAAGCCGTACGAATGGGTGACCAAAGGCGCCGCCGCCGACATGCCGGCCTGGTTCGTGCAATACCTCACCCCACCGGCCGCACCGCCCGCCCCGGCACGCCCGGTGCTGCGCATCGCCGACGAATCATCGATCGCTGACTGGTTCAGCGAACACAGCAACTGGAACGACATCCTTGGCGCCGCCGGCTGGATCCTCGTCGAAGGCGACGGTGACGGCGACGGCTCCAAGTGGCGGCACCCGAACGCCAGCGCCAAACAGTCGTCGTCGATCCGGCATGGCTGCCTGTTCGTCTACTCGCCGAACACCGACTTCGAGCCGACCGAAGACGGTGACGCCAACGGCTACACCCGGTTCAAGGCATGGGCCGTGCTCGAGCACAACGGCGACATGAGCGTCGCCGCACGCGCTGCACGCCAGCTGCGCGACGGCACCGGCACCTTCGACGCGTTCGGCGGCGCAGTCGGCCCCAGCGTCACCGCCCCAGACAGCGACGACGACTGGCTGTCGCCGGTGCCGCTCGGCGGTTCCAGCGGGCCGCTGCCAGCGTTCCCGGTGCATGTCTACCCGGACTGGCTCGCCAGCCACATCCACCAGGTCGCCGCCGAACTGCAGGTGCCAGTCGACCTGCCCGCCGTGCTTGGCGCCGTCGCCCTAGCCGTCATCTGCGCCAAACGAGTCGACGTGTGGGTGACGGCCTCATGGCGCGAACAGCTGTGCCTGTACGCCGTCGTCGCGCTCCCACCCGGCGCAGGTAAATCACCGGCGATGAAGCAGATGTTCGCCCCGCTCGACGAGCTCGAACGGCAACTGATGGCCGACGCCGGGCCCCGCATCGACGAAGCCACCACCAAACGGGCGATCATCGAGAAAGAACAGCGCAAGGCGATCGACAAAGGCGAGATGGCCCAAGCGATGATGCTGTCCGACGAACTGCGCGCCCTCAAGGTGCCAGCCGAACCCCGGCTGTTCGTCGACGACATCACCGTCGAGAAGCTCGGCGAGATCCTGCTCCAGCAGGCCGGCCGCTTGGCGCTCGTCTCCACCGAAGGCGGCCTGTTTGATCAGATGGCCGGCCGGTACAGCGAGAAGGTGAAGGCCAACCTTGACCCGTACCTGCAGATGTGGTCCGGTGACACGGTGCGCGTCGACCGCATCGGTCGCGGGTCGATCGTCATCGATCAACCGGCGCTGACCATTGGCATCACCGTCCAGCCGACCGTGCTCGCCGCCATCGCCGAACGACCCGAACTGAAAGGTCGAGGGCTCACCGCCCGGTTCATGTACAGCCTGCCGGTGTCGAACGTCGGATACCGCAACATGCTCGTCGACTCCCAGCTCAACCAGCGCATCGTCGACACCTACCGGGACCGACTGCTCGCTCTCTGGCGGCGCATCGAGACCCGCACCGGCGACCGGCTTGACCTTGGCCCCGAGGCACGGCAGATGTTCCTGCAATGGCGTCAGGCGCTTGAGGAAGCCCGCCGTCCAGACGGTGAACTGGTCGCCCTTACCGAATGGTCAACCAAGGTTGAGTCGACCGTTTCCCGGCTCGCCGGCCTGCTGCATCTCGCCCACGGCCACGACACCGCCACGCCGGTCACGGCCGAGACGATGCACGGCGCCATCGAGGTCGGTGAGTACTGGATCGCCCACGCCAAAGCGGTCCACACCCTGTGGGACGCCGACCCGGTGCTGGCCGGTGCCCGCTCGATCATGGACTGGGTTGCCGCCCAACAGCTCACCGAGTTCAGCGTGCGGGACTGCTTCGCCGGCAACCGGGCACCGTTCAAGAAGGTCGAGGAACTGCTTGAGCCGCTGGCCCTGCTGGTCGAACGAGGATGGCTACGACCACTCTTCGTGGGCGCCCTGGTGGTCGGCAAGCGAGGTGTGCCGTCCCCGAGGTTCGCAGTCCACCCCACCGGTTCGTCATCGAATCGCAACAATCATGCGCGCATGCGCGTCATGTGCCTAGAGACTCAAAAAAGTAGTTCTTCTTCTTCTCTGACACAGATGACGGACAAGGCACCCCCCGCGCATGACGCGCATGACGCGCATGACCTGTTCGGCCCCGACACCGACCCTGGCAGACCTGATCAAGGTCCAGGCCCCGAAACCACCACTCACAGCGCGCTCAACTTCTGAGGAGACCCCATGCCCCGCACCCGCACCGACGTCCGACTCGAAGCCGCCGGCCTGCTGCTCGCCAGCCTCGCCGACCGCTACCCCGAAGCCATCGCCTCGCTCCGACGCGAACTTGACGTCGTCGACGGCTACAGCTCGGCCACCATGCAACCCAGGGTCGCCGCCACCGCCGAGCTCACCTCGGTCGAACGGGCAGCCGACCTGCGCTGGACGATGACCGGCGACCTCGACGACCTGCGCGACATGGCCGCCAACATCATCGAACTGATCAACACCTTCCAACGCCAAACCGACCGGGCGCTCGGCGTGCGGGCACCAGTCGCCACCCGATGCAAGGACGCCCTGCACGGTCGGGACGGGTCGCTCGAGTGGGGCGACCCGACCTGCGAAGAACTGCCAGTGAAAGCGGGCCTGTGCACGGCCTGCTATCACCGGGAGTACCGGTGGCGGCGCAGCAACGACCTGGGGCCACGCGAGACCGTTGAGGCGGCGTGATCGGTGGCGATGTGCGCAACCAAGAATCGCCCGTGCAACCTGGCCATCTACCAGGGGCAATGTTGGACAACAAGCTGTTCGGTGTGTAGCGTGGTACTAGTTCCCCGTCGTGTGCGTCCGCACCGGCGGGTGCTGCGCGTCTGGGGGCAGACACACCTGCATGGCTATGCATCGATGCATGACCTCTGCATGAACATGCAGCGATCATGCACGGGCCGCCCCAGTTTTTCGGTAGCGGCCTTGCAGCAGAACCCCGCCGCTTGTCATTTCCCTCTCCAGATGGCCCCCGGGGGTGCATGAAGCCTGCATGATCATGCATGGCGCCATGCATGGAGGTGCATGACCATGCCGGCCAAGGATCGCAGCCACTACGGCGGCAGCTACCCGAAGCGGGCTCGAGCGGTGCGTGACCGGGCCAACGCCGACCCGTCGACACGGTGCTGGCGGTGCGGGCTCACGCTCGCCGAAGCGGTGAAACGCTGGCCGGATCGGCCGATCAGCTGGCACGCCGGCCATGTCGTCGACGGTGACAGCACGGCCCCGTTGCTGCCTGAGCATTCAACCTGCAATCAGCGTGCCGGTGCCTCGTTCGGCAACCTGGCTCGCAACCCGAAGGGTGGCCGCTGGTGGTGACCGACGATCATCGCGCCCGCCTGGAGCGGCTGCGTGACCAGTTGACCGTCGCGATTGAGGGTGCGAGCGACAACATGCTGCCCCAGCTCGCTGGCCAGTTGCGCGCCACGCTTGCCGATCTGGCTGCCCTCCCTGCCCTCGAGGACAAGGTGTCGATCACCGATGAGCTCAAGCAGCGGCGTGCCGCGCGTCGGGGCGCAACGCCCAAGGTTGCTGCACCTTCCACCGGGACAGGTCAGTAGCGCCGGTCAAGATGCGGTTGAGTTCGCTGCCATCTGCGGGCTGATTCTTGACGACTGGCAGTGCTGGTGCCTGGACAAGATGTTGGCCGAGGACGTTGCGGGCCGGGCGATCGCGTCGACGGTGCTGCTGTTGCTGCCCCGCCAGAACGGCAAGAACGCTGTGCTTGAGGCGCTGGAGCTCTACGCCTTCTACGTGCTCGACGAGCCCCGGATCCTGCACACCGCCCATCTCGCCAAGACCGCTGCGGATCACATGCAGCGCATGGTCGCCCTGGTGCGCAACAACCCCGAGCTCGACGCGATCACGCACCCGTACTTCGCGAACGGCAAGGAGGCGCTGGCCCGCAAGGACACCGGCGCCCGCCTGGAGTTCATCACCCGGGGTCGCAAGACGGCCCGTGGCGGTTCGCCGAAACGGGTGATCTTCGACGAGGCGTTGTTCCTGTTTGATGAGCAGATCCAGTCGATCTTGCCGGCGATGTCGGCGCAGTCGATGCAGGCCGACCCGCCGCAGATGATCTACACGTCGTCGGCGCCGCTACCTGAGTCGACGGTGTTGCACCGTTTGCGTCGTCGGGCGATGTCCGATGAGGCCGGGCGCATGTTCTACGCCGAGTGGGGCGCCGAGGCCGGCGTCGACATCCGGGACCGTGACGTGTGGTACGACACGAACCCGGGCCTCGGAATCCGCATCAGCGAGGACTGGGTCGCCGACAACGAGCTGACCACCTTGTCGCCCGAGGCGTTCGCTGTCGAGCGCCTGGGCGTCGTGCTGTCCGACGACGGTCTGCATTCGCATCTGCCCGGATGGGAAGCCTGCCGGGCGCAACGCTCCCAGCTCGATCAGCGTCCGACGGTGGCGGCCATCGCGGTCGGCACGGCCGGCCAGTGGGCGGCGCTGGTCGTCGCCGGCACCGCTGCCAGCGGTGACCCGTACGTCGAGCTGGTGCGCCGTGAACCTGGCACCGCCTGGCTGGTCGACGAGGCCCGCAAGGCTGCTGACGCGCTCGGCTGCCCGATCGTGGTCGACCCGAAGTCGCCGACGGCGGCGGTGCTCGACGACTTGAAGCGTGCCGGTGTCGCCACCACCGAGGTGTCCACCGCCGACTATGTGCGGGCCTGTGCGGCCCTGCAGGCCGACGTGGCGAACACCAAGGTGCATCACTTCGGTGACGCCCCGCTTGACGCTGCGGTGGTCGGTGCCGACATCCGCTCGGTCGGTGAGGCGTGGGTGTGGTCGCAGCGGGCGTCGACGGTGGACATCACCCCGTTGATGGCTGCCACGCTCGCTCTCGGCGCCTGGCGACGGCCGGTCGAGGACACCACGACCCACACCACCCCGTTCGTCTCGCTCGACGACTTCTAGCCCCGGGAGGCCGCATGTTCACTGCGTTGCAGCTTCTCGGGCTTGCGCTCGTCATTGCTGGTGCCACGATGCTTGCCGGTGTGCCGGGTGCGTTGATCGGCGCCGGTATCGCTGTCGGCTACGTCGGTCTGGCCGGTGAGGCCTGATGCTGCGCTCGCTGTTCAGCCGTGACGACGTCGAGGTGCGTGCGATCACCGGGCAGGCGTCGTTGTGGGGTGACTGGCCTGGCACCGATGCGATGTCACGCACGTGGGCGGGCACGACGGTCGATGCGCATGCGTCGCTGCAGTTGCTCACCGTCTACGGCTGTGTCCGGCTGATTTCCGACAGCATCTCGACGTTGCCGATCGACTGCTACCGCCAGACCGGCGATATCAAGACCGATATCCCGACGCCGCAGTGGTTGCTGCAGCCGACGGTCGACCTCGACTTCACGTCGTGGTGCGGGCAGGTGCTGTCGTCGCTGCTGCTGTCCGGCAACGCCTACCTGGCCGTCCTGCGGTCCGAGGCCGGCACGATCCTCGAGCTGGTCCCGTTGGATCCTGCGAAGGTGCAGGTGCGGCGCGAGCAGGGCCGCAAGGTCTACTTCATCGACGGCAGCCGCTATCTGGGCGAGGTCGTGCACATCCCCGGGCTGATGCTGCCCGGCTCCGATGTCGGCATGTCGCCGGTCGAGTACGCCCGCCAGTCGATCGGGCTCGGCTTGGCCGCCACCCAGTACGGCGCCGCCTGGTTCGACGGTGAGGGCAACATGCCCGGCGTCATCGAGGCGCCGAGGGCGTTGCAGCCCGAGACGATGA